CAAGACAATATTCCTGGGGGTGCAGGTGAAAATCCTACAGTTTGTCGTTTAGAAACTTTGTATGCTACTCCAAAGTTATGTTCTCAGTTTAAAAATTTGTACAAGTTGGATGAAACTATTGTTCAAATTGAAGCCGGTAAAGAATACAACTATAAAGTTGATGGACCATCTATGGAATATAGTTATGCAAAGTTTTGGAATGATGGCATATTTTATGATAAGCAAAAATTCACAAAGCAGGTTATGTTTGTAGCATATAATGATTTGGTTAGAACTTCTTTAGGAACTACTGGTCGTTATACTGATCGTTCAATTAATGATCCTAACAGTATTTTGATTGAACAAACTCAATTTATTAAATTTGCAATTCCTGATCAAGTTGGTACTACTTTACCAAACAGCATTAATGCTGGTGCAAATGTTGTTTTGCAAAACAAACGTTATTGTTATGGGATTGATAATTATCAAGGTACTCAAATAGGTGTTGTGGATTATACTGGTGATGAAAATCCGCAACAAGATGCTACTGGAAATGTTTAAGTTTATTATGGAAAACTATCAAAATGTGTTATTGTTAGCCTTCTTAATAAAGCAGCTTTTGTATCCTCATCTAAGTCTGGATACCATTGTCTTGGATCAAGGTTTGAAGTGATCCAGAAATGGCTTGCTCCCAAGGGCTGGCTCGATCCTTTGGTTTCCACTGAGACTGGATAACGGTCCAGCCACCGGAGTAAGTGACTAATACCGATGTCGCCACGAAATTCATCAATAACAACATGCGGTTGGCCACGGTAGCCACACCACCACTTTGTTCGCGGATCCTTAGGGTAAGCATCCAACCCGGCTTCATCCCAAGCTCGCCGCGACTTTCCCAGACCAGTTCCACCCCAGTAAACGTTACAAGTTCGCTCCATTGCAATTGGTGCTGAATGGTCGGCATAGATTCGTCTGAGATTCCCGTAATAACGTACGAATACATCAGAAGGAATTTGTTCAAGGTCACCAGATTTTGCTCGTTTTCGGACTTCATCCCAGTCGGTTGCTGAGTTTCGCTTAAGAAGTTTCTGCCCGAGTTCAAACTGGGTTCCTTCCACTCGGGTGTCTTCCTTCCAGACGTAGGACTCGGCTGCGTTCGAACGGGTGAGTTCTCCTCTAATGCCGTTGTCATTTCCAAAGATCGACTTGATGAAGGCCAGAGTTTTCTTCGTGGGCAAGGAGAGTACGAGCTGCCAGTGGAGGTAACCGTTTTCTTGTCCCCGTTCCAGCTGGCCTTTGATCCAGATAACTCCATTTGGCAGAAAGGGTGTGAACAGGTGGTGCGGGATGGTAAGCATCCAGTATCTTCCTTGTGGAGAAGGCATCTTTTAGACATTGCTATGAGTTCTTCCTCCCACATTATATAGTTTAGACGGCCCGTAAAGAGGCTTATAAAAAAAATTTAATTGGTCAAAAATATATTTCCCTAACCAATAAAAATCGTTCGGAATTTAGCCACTAACCAATCAAAATTAACTTAGGGTTAGGGTTAGTAGTTGAACTTGTAACTTAGGGTTAGGGTTAGTTAGTTAGGGTTCGGTGAGACCGAGCTACTTATGTCCTTAGTCGGGGTTAAAAAAGGGTTAGTTATATGAAAAAAATATTGACTACGACTGTACTCCGTTATAGTAAGCACGGGACAAGGTATCCTTCGTCCCTGGTAATTACTTACTATAACGGAGTCTACCAGCTACCCCGAGACTGAGCGGGGTTCGGGGCGGAGCCCCGAAAAACTTACCTTTATAATGACAGATTATATAGGTGGCGCTAGTGCCGCTACACTTGGTTATATTACCGGCGGTATAAAAGGTGCTGCATTGGGTTATGAAACTTACCGTAATTTCAGAAAACATAGTATGGCACCCTACCCTAAAACGCCAAAATCGCCTCCACAGACGCCAAAGAAGCGAAAAGCTTCCAGTTCAGGATTTAAAAAAACCAAACGATCAAGAGGACGTGCGTTGTACCAGCCAATGCGGGGTAATAATGCGCTTGCGACGGCTAATAGAAGTGGTCGCAAGGTTCGTAAACTTGGAAAGAAGAAAGCAGTGAAAGTTTCTGTGAATTTACGTAAAAAGATTCAGAAAGTTCTTGACACAGACAGAATTGTTGGGAAATATTATCATATTTCATATTATCAAATGACGCCGGGAAAACCATTTTCTGGTGCGTTTGATGATCAACAAAGTGTTGAATATGCTGGCCAAGTTACAACTAATGGTTTGGCAGGTGCAGCTGAACAACAAAACCGTTTATTGTTTTCACCTTTATGGGTTTTGTATTCTGTTGGAAGATTAATGAATCCTGTTGGTGTGGATAAAAATAGTTGTGCTGTTATGAATTTGAACAATGTTTTGGCTGACAATGCAGCTCAAACAAACAATTTCTTTTTACAAACTCGTACTGGACGTGTAAAAGTGTTGAAACAAAGTGCAACTTATCGAATTCGGAACAACAGTGGTCGTGCTGTGACTTTGAAGATATATTGTTTGCAACCAAAGACAATTGATTTAGCTCGCCCTGTTGGATGGAATCCAGTTGATGTATGGAATAGTTCAATGGATCTCCAAGACAATATTCCTGGGGGTGCAGGTGAAAATCCTACAGTTTGTCGTTTAGAAACTTTGTATGCTACTCCAAAGTTATGTTCTCAGTTTAAAAATTTGTACAAGTTGGATGAAACTATTG